TCATTTGACAAGAAAAGTAAAAAGTTCTGGAACGATAAAGTTGTCCTCATCCCCGTTGTCTATGTTTAACGCAACCGTGTAATATCGGTTTTTATACAGTGGTGTTGTATCTAATACAAAATACGATCCTGTTGTGTCGCATTGTATTTTTGACCCATCATCAAATGGCGTTATCATAGTTCCAGCTTGATAATCTACAATACTAAAATATGAAGTTCGTGGTAAATAATACTTGTTCTTATATCGAAGTGTTGCGTCAAAATTCTTTTGTGGATACTTGTCCCGAACGACAAATCGGATTTTTTGTTTGGTTCCCTTAATATATGTTTCTGCTGCATTTTTTGGAACCACCATAATATCCGTTGTGTTTGGAATTGGTTTTAATGAACCTGTTGTGAATACTGCATCGTCCCATACAATTTCCAATGTTGGTGCGTGTACGGTATGCGTTTGACGAGAAAAGAATTTAATATTACCTTGATTATCTTCATCTGCGTCCGATGCTGCTGGAAATGCTACTTCCAACCCATACCAATTTAATGATGCTGTAACTACTGGTTGCACTAATGATGTAACATCAATTCGTAAATCTTGTAATGGATATTCGTTAAGGATAACACTTTGTGTTGGTGATGCATAATAATCACCACCATAATTACTCCACGAAGTTGCCGTAGTTGCTTGACGCCACGTTGCACCATCACCAGCATTTTTTGTTTGTTGAACAAAATATCCACTACCTTCCGTCCACGACCCAGAAATTTTGTAGATTTTTAGTTCTTGTGTATACGGTAATTGTGTTGCATTTGCTATTTTTAAATTTAAGAAATACGAAGCTGTAGGAGCAACGGATGCTGTTGTAGGTAGAATAAATGTAAGTAATGCTCGTGCAGAACTTCCTGTGTATGCAATGCCCAAATCTTCGGGTGCTGCTACTTTACCCACTTCCAAAATTTCATCCAATCCCGCATTATTTGTGGGAAATCGTTGGTATAGTGTGGTGTCTGCGGATGCGGTTAAAAATAGTTTCATAATTTATCTCTACTGACGCGCCGTTCCAACGATATCATTTTCTGGATATCGTACTTCAAAGATACACGGGTCGAGTGATGGATATACCACATCATCAATGATTGCTTCCGAAATATCATATCGGTAATTTTGATAATCTCGACCATCCTTAAAGAAATACTTGTTTGTTATTTCTAAATTATTTACACTTTGGACACCATCTTGTGCTGCAATCAAAATACGAAGGTCTGCCAACTTAATAGGTTGGTTAATTGCCCATTGGTCAATACTAAAATATTGACGTACTTGGTCAAGACACACCGCCAATACATCGTGCATATTGTAATTCTTGAAGACCGTAATATCAAAATTAACACCGATATTGACCACAAATGCATCCAAGATATTTACTTGGTCTGTCAGCATTCTGTATTGCGACAAATATCGTTGTACATTTTGCTTGACCAAATCATTTAATTGGGTAATTTTACCATATTGGTTATATCCCAACATATACAAATTGATTGCGTTTGGTTTTGGTGTATCTTGTACAAATGTTCTATCTGCTTGTTGTGGGTTGACCAATCCTTGTATCAAATTTTGTTGGTTATCTGATACCGTAAATACTTTTGGAACTGATCCATATTTTGCTGGCATTGCCACAACACGATTTTCATAATCTTCACGTGTGACAACACGGTTCTGTGCGTTTAAAAATGCCAATGCCCGTTGCCGTATTTCTTCTACAGTTTCACCATCGTTACCACCTGTTGCTGGCATTGCGTTGTATACCGATACGGTACGTACAATGTCATTAAACAATGCTAGTTCCGATGTACTAAATTCCGTGGTGGTATTTAAAATATTTATTTGTCCCACTTCTGTGATTGCACCCGATTGTACATTGGTATTTATACCACCCCCAACTGTATATGTCACTGTTAGTGTAGTATTTGCGGGAGACAATCCAAAATTATCCGTATTTAAAAAATCTGTGTTATCTAATGACACACTTGCAAGATTGGTAGTAAATGCCGCATTGCCAACTTGTCGGTAGTCTAAATTCAATATATCTTCGGATACATTACCAGTACCAGAACCAAAAATTAATTGTAATTGTTTGTTATCATTTAATCTTGTGACAAATCTACGTGGTACGGTTTTATATTTGATTGTATATGACGGATTTGTTGATTCCGATTCATCAGCGGTATAGGATACCTCTGTATCATTTATTACCGTGTCTTGTGCAAGAAATTCTACTTCATACCAATCATTACCATCGGAATCTACAACACTTACGATACTGGTAACATTTGTGTCTCCGATAACCACGGTAGAGAATTTTGATGGGTCACCAAAGGAAAAAGTTTGTGTTTTTAAGTCACCCGATATTGCCTTTGCTGTTTTTGTTACCAAATAGGTACTTGGTTGTAATGTAGTTTCGTCAATTTGATATGGTTGTATGGTTCTGTCAGTAGAATCAGAAAAATCTACAAGTTCTGTTGTTCTGAATGTAATGACCGTATTTCCCGTTGTGGTAAATGTTGAATTTGGTTTAATCATTAACATATATTTGGGGTCTGGTACAAATCCTTCCGTTTCCCCTAATGCTGGCACAACTTGTGAAATTAATAATTCCGTTGTTGCCGGTACAATAATTTTTGGTTTATATCCAAATGCTTGTGCGATATTGATGACATTTTTTTCTTCTTCTGCGTATGCCAACAAACTTTCTTTAAATTGATTATCAATGTAAAAGGACAACACATCCCCTACATATGCTGCCAATTCCAACATAATCATACCAGGATTCGATTCATTAAAATCAGTCCATGTGGTAGGATAATATTGTTTGATAAATGTTACAAGGTCTGCCTTAAAATCTGTAAAATTCTTGTTAAGATACTTGATTTCTTTCGGCTTGACCGTTGTTTTTTTGATAACACTGTTTTGTAAATTTTTTATGGCCATTGATTATCTCAAACAGTTGATAATAATGCGGAACTAATCAAACTACCTTTTGGTATTTGACCGATAGATAATTGTACTGATTGCACCACTAACGGATTGTTAATAAATCCATATTGAACGTATAAATTAATACTATTATCGGTCAAAAATGTATCTGCATTCGTAATGGTAATTTGACGAAGTTGCAAATACGGCATAAATCGTTCCACCGCATCTGTGACATATTGTTGTGCAATATCCTGTATGTTTTCGGTTTTTTGTTCGAATAATAACTTGTGAATGTCACATCCAAATGTTGGATTGGCAACCCGTTCACCCTTCATAGTCAAAATCAAATTAATAAACTTTGATTTTTCATTTTCCAATGCGTCATCAGTCGTGGCAAAATATCCACGAGCAGAACGACCCAATGGAAGTGGAGAACCGAGATATACCGTTTTTGACATATATTACTTTGACAATCCCATTTTTTTCATCAATTCACTATAATCCCGTGTAACCGCTTTTACGGTAGGGTCATCTGGGCTAAGATTATCTGGAATTTCTATTGGAGTTGTAGATGTTCTCATGCGATCTGTATTAGCCGACAATGTATCCCCCAAGCGTTCCAATCCCATCATTTCTGCCAATTGAGAACGGTTAAATTTAGATTTAACTGGTGTTTTGGCTTCATTAACGGATTTAATTTCCGCCACCGCTTCACCTAAAATGTCAGGAAGTACTTTCCGGACCGTCTTTTCTACGGTTTCTTCCAGTTGTTCTTTAACTAATTCTTTTATATATGCACGAAATAATGCCTTGTCCATTTGTATCTCCTTGAAAATTATAACCTTTTAGACCCTTTATTTAAATATCAGAAACTATTGGATTTTAACGATTTATCCTAATTTTGAGGTGACAGAATTTATGGTGTTTTGGGTGTTTGATACGGTATTCTGTACGTTTGTCGCAACGTTTTGTATATTATTTTGTATTGTCGCTGCTTGACTAATACCCGTACTGACCGCAGAACGTACTTGTGCAGTCACCGAAGTAGCACTCTTATATAAATTATCTTCTGCCACCGCAGCTTGTTTTTTCAGTGTTGTAATACTATTACGCAGTGGTGTAATTGCAGCTTGTGCCGCCGCGGCTTGGGCGGCCTGTGTTACCTGTACTTGTTGTCTCGCTTGTCGTACCGCTGCACCAGCACTTGATGCCATCTTTTGGAATGCATCTTGGTCTTTTCCAGTATTGATTATCATTTGATTTTCTTTATCTGCTTGATTTAAAGAATTTTTTGCCGCTTGTCTGCCCGATGCTTTTATAGCCGACACAAGATTTGATACTGTTTGGGCAATATCTACCTTTTTTAAAGAAAGTTTTGGTAAATTTGGCTTTCTGGGAAACGACAGTGATAGTGGTGCATCAATAAATTTATCTACTTTAACATGTAATTCATGTATATCATTATATGC